TCAAGTAGGTAAAGTAAGAGCACAACAATTAGCAAAGAAAGAAGCGGTTACCGTTGAAACAATTAAAAGAATGTTTAGTTACCTATCAAGGGCAGAAGAATATTACGATGAAGGAGACAACGAAGCGTGTGGAACTATATCTTACCTTTTATGGGGTGGCAAAGCAGGTTTGCGTTGGGCAGGTAGTAAATTAAAGGAATTAGACTTATTAGAAGCATCCCTTAAAGAACCTTGTCAAGCAGGATATGAGATGATAGGATTTAAAATTAAAAACGGAAAAAGAGTACCTAATTGCGTACCTATTAAATAATGGCAAAGAACACAGCTTATAGAGTCCATGTAGAGGACGTAGAACAATCGGTAGTAGATAATGTAAATATTGAAGATGGTGCAATGCTTCGTACAGATGAATATTTGTATATGGGGCATAACAATCAAAACGTAATTGTATATCCACAAACAGGAGGTTTAAATTTAGGTTGGGCTAGATACAATGATACTTTTTACGTAGGTTCAGACGATACTACTAAATTGCTTCTTGCAGATGGTGTTGAGGTTACTTTACCTAATAACGGAGGAACTGTAACAAGAAGCCATCCAAGTTTAAACTTTTATGATGTAGAAAACCAAAAGTTTGTAGGTTTAAATGAGAATGATGTTTATGCGGTTACTGTTGTATTTAAAAAGAGTGCAGCAAATGCCAATCAAACACATTTAGACTTTAGATTAACAGGAGCAGATGACTACGATAGAATTAATATGGCTTTAGGGTTTTATAAAGGAAATGATGAAACACAAAATCAACATATAATGCTCCAATACTATTTAGATGCAAATGCTTTAGCAAATGGTCTTACACCAAAAGTAACTGCTGATGGTGGTACTGCTAAAATTTGGGATATTATATTTTTTATACAACGTACACAAAACGCAGGATAATGAGAAGGGAAAAAACTAACAGAAATCCAAGTCCACAAAACGACAAAAGAGCGTGTATGTGTAAAGATGGTAAGACCTATTCAAGAAAATGTTGTGATGGAAGTTTTCAAGCACAAGGGATAGGAAACATAACAGGAACAGAGTAAAAATATAACAAACTATTTATTAATTTATTGTAATATTATATGAAAGCAACAGATATGTTAAACAAAGTAAAAGAACTTATTGGGGTAGAGTTATCCGAAGAAGTTAAATTAGCACAAGCTACTTTAGAAAACGGTACTGTTATTGAAAGCGAGTCTTTTGAAGCAGGGAGTGAAGTGTTCATCGTTACAGAAGATGAAAAGGTAGCTTTACCAGTAGGAGAATATACCCTTGAAGATGGCGAAATATTAGTCGTAGAAGAAGAAGGTATTATTGCATCTATTGGAGCGGTTGCAGAAGAAGCACCTGCCGAAGAAGAAGTAGAAGCCCAAGAAGAAGAAATGGGATATGCTACAAAAGAAGAATTAGCTGAGGTTAAAGCAATGATTGAAGAAATTAAATCAATGTTAGAGCCTAAAGAAGAAATGAGTGAAGAAGTATCTGAAAACTCTATCAAATCAGAAGAAACTACAACTAAAACGGTTTATGCTTCTGAAGATGAAGTGAAAGAAGAACTATCAGCGGTTGAAGAACCTGTTGTTAAAGTAACTCACAATCCTGAAGCTGAAACTAAAAAGAATCTAAGCCTATTTGCACAAAAAAGAAGTATGACTACTGCAGATAAGGTAATGCAAAGAATTGCAAACATTAAAAAATAAACTAAAAATAAATAAAAAATGCCAACAACAACAACTCAAAACGCAAGTGTTGCTTATAATGGAGAATTTGCAGGACAGTATATTTCTGCTGCTTTATTGAGTGCTAACACTATTGAAAACGGAGGGATTACTGTTAAACCTAACATTAAATTCCAAGAGGTAATAAAAACTATCTCTACTGATGACATCGTAAAAGATGCTTCTTGTGATTTCACAGCTACATCAACTCTTACACTTGACGAGAGAGTATTGCAGCCTGAATATCAGCAAGTGAACTTACAACTTTGTAAAAGTGATTTCCAAGATGATTGGGAAGCTATCTCAATGGGGTATTCAGCACACGATAGCCTACCATCTTCTTTTAGTGATTTCTTAATTTCTCACGTAGCTGCTAAAGTAGCACAGAGAACAGAGCAATCTATTTGGGGAGGCGATACAGCTACAAGCGGACAATTTAACGGTCTTATGACTTTACTTACTGCGGATGCTAACCTACCAACAGGAAACGAAGTTGCAGGAACTACTGTAACATCTTCAAACGTAATTACAGAGTTAGGGAAAATTGCTGATGCAGTTCCTTCTACTCTTTACGGAAGTGAAGATTTAAACATCTATGTTTCTCAAAATGTTGCAAGAGCGTATGTAAGAGCACTAGGAGGATTTGCAGCAGACGGAGTAGGTGCAGCGGGTACAAACGCAATGGGAACTCAATGGTTCAACAACGGAGCGTTGACCTTTGATGGTATCAAAATCTTTGTTGCAAACGGACTAGGTTCAAACCAAGCTGTTGCTGCTGAAAAATCTAACATCTACTTCGGTACAGGATTACTTTCTGACCACAACGAAGTAAAAGTAATTGATATGGCTGACATCGATGGTTCTCAAAACGTAAGAGTCGTAATGAGATTTACTGCAGGTGTACAGTATGGTATTGTTGATGACATCGTAACTTACGGTATCACTAACTCTGCTAACGACTAAGAAAAAAATTAACTAACTTAAGAGGGTGGGTAAGGTTAGTCCTGCTCACCCTTTTTTAATTTATAAAATATGGCTTGTGAATTTATAACACGTGGTAGAAAAGAACCCTGCAAAGATGTAGTTGGTGGTCTGAAAACTGTCTACTTTTCCGATTTTGGAGATTACGGTACGGTGGCACAAACAGATGACGAAATTACTGATATGACAGGAGATAGTTCTAATGACCTTACCGCATACAAATATGAACTAAAGGGGAATAGCAGCTTTGAACAAGCTATTACTTCTTCAAGAGAAAACGGAACGACTTTCTTTGAGCAAACTTTAAACCTTACACTAAAAAAATTGTCTAAGGAAGATAACAAAGAATTAAAACTATTAGCATTTGGTAGACCTCACGTAGCAGTTGAAGATTACAACGGAAATGTATTCATTATGGGTCTTGAACACGGAGCGGAAGTAACAGGGGGAAGCATAAGTACAGGAGCAGCAATGGGAGACCTTTCAGGATATACCTTAACACTTTCAGCATCTGAATTGAAACCTGCTAACTTTGTATCAGCACCAACAGCAGCAAACCCATTTGCGGGTATGGCAGGATTAACAGGAACTGTAACTATTACAGAGGGAACAAACTCTTAAACCGAGTTTAATTTGATAAATTAGGGGGCTTTATGCCCTCTTTTTTTTGCTTTATAAATAACAAAATACAAAAAGTTTTATTGTATAAATATGATTGTATTAGAAGAAAGTGCATCAGCACAAACTATTAATTTGATTCCACGAAAGTTTACAAGTGGAGATAGTTACAACGTTACAATAGTAAATGAAACTACAAACAAAGAGGTGTACAATGAAGATACAACTGCAATAGGCGAAAATCTTTATTTTAACACCTATTCAGCGGTGTTTCCCGTAAAGCAGGATATAACATATACCCTTACTATTAAAGATGGCTTAGAAGTGATTTATAAGGATAAAATCTTTTGCACCAATCAAGCTGACTTGACAGACTACACTATCAATAGTGGTGCTTTTATTTCAAATGATACAGATAACGAATTTATTACCTTATAATGGATAATCTACACATAGTTAATTTAGCTTCCTACAATAGACCTAAAATAAGCGAGGACAAGAATCGTGATTGGGTAGAGTATGGAGATGACAATGATTACTATTCTTACCTAATAGACCTTTATACCAATTCAACTACTAACCATTCAATTATAAATGGTATTAGTAATATGATTTACGGTAAAGGTTTAGATGCTTTAGATAGTAATAAAAAACC